AAGCGCATTCTTGCGGTCACGGATGACTACCAATGGCAGAATACTCCGTATGAGTCAGAGATTCAGAATCTAGGTTTCCTTAACTCCCAGTATCGAAGGTTGACCACTGAATCGGCGCAACGGAATTCACTTGTTTCAACGTGCGAGTCATACCTAACAGACGATGTCGATAAGGCATTTTCTTTGTTAATCGAGTGGTGCGGTGAATTCGGAGTAGAGATTGTGCGACTCTTTATGGATCCTTGGCAGGAGAAATCCACAGGTGTTCCGCAGGGAGACGAGACGCAATCCTGCGTTGTGGCACAGACTGGTGAAACATTGTTAATCGACCTGTTGCCTAATCCATACGAGCAACAATCGCCAAATGACAACTCATATAGCGCAAAAGTATTCAAGACCGCAACATTGACTTGTGATGTAAACCCATCGAAATCAATTTCTGCTACGGCATCTGCTACGTTCTTGTCTTACATTAGTTTTGAACACGCGCAGGAGGAAGCTGGAGTGCTTGCACTTCAATCAGCAACTGCCGCTGCACAGCAATTTAAAGCACAGAATCCCTGCTAATATGCCATCGATTATCACAGCAACCAAAGAGGTCACTAACTTTCCAAACAAGTACATATCCCCATTTGGTGACGATCCCGTAGTTCCAATTTACTCATCAATCCCATTCACGACTGGTCAAAATAATTGCTTGCCATGTGCAGTGTGTGGCAGTAACTCTACTCGCAACAATATCCTGAAAGCACAAGCTGACAGGTTTGCTAACTATACACAAACCATAGCCAATCCAGATGATATTCTGGTTGGATTTAATTAATAAATATGAGGCCAAAAATTGAATATAAACTTGTTCAAAAAGGAACCAATGAATTCTTGGAACTCGTTGATTTTGCTGAAGAATTCGATCATAAGATTATAGAACATCCTAATATTAATGTTTATGCACATTATCGTGATGGTGTGCTATTTGGATACTCTGATCATGTATTTATCCCAACAATCTATCCCGCATTTCATCCTAAGTATACAAGACCACAGGATGTTATACAAGTGATGAGCGACTGGAAGGCACACTCACAACTCTCCAACTCTCCGGGGTTCATCGGAGTTCCATTAGCGGATGAAAGACCTAACTTTACAAACGAAATAATCCAAAAATTAGGGTTGACTCCTCTTAAAAGAGAAGTTTATTCTTTAGCTTAATTAAACTTATGGGTGGCCAAACATATACTCCTCAAATTCAACGTCCTCGTCCTGATCTTAACATGATGATGGCATCTGAGGCAAACAAGGGGATGTATGGTGGTCTTGCTTCTCAAGGCAGGTTGCTAGAAATGGCTACTCAACTAAAGCCAATTTACCAAGAGTTCAACCCAAGCGAGGTATCTCAACAGGCTTTTGAACTAGGAATTGAAAACGCAAATCGCGCTAGACAATTTGAAGAAAGCGTAGATCCAACCCTAGCCAAGATGCGTTCTGGCATGAGTGAGACTGTACAGAATCTAACCTCTCCTGAGAGTTGGCAACAAAAGCTAGGTCAGTGGGCAAAAACAAAAGGACTCGCTCAAATGATGGGGACTGGACTCGACATGGGATCCACCATCGGAAGGTCTGCAATGTTCGATCAATCCACGGCACAAGGAAGACAGATTGCGCTAGAGGATATGGCACTGCGTCAAAAGTATCTAGACGCAACTCAAATGCAGGGAGGCATTGACCCCGGTTCATTGGTTGCTGCACAGCAAGCAGCAAAAGGACAAAACCAACAGAGTCTTCAAGAATGGCAACGCGGTGTCTTGTCTGGCGCACAGGGTCTTGGTCAAACGGCACAAGACGCAATTAACCGCTCGATGGGTAATATCCAATCTGCTCACACTGCCAATGTTGCTGACACTCAAAATTATAACAACATGATGAACCAAGTCATGGCACAAAACGCTCAAAGCAAAAATGCAGCAACTGGATCATGGCTTACTGCTGGTGGTGCTGCTGGTGGAGCAATCCTTGGTGCGGCAATTATAGTTTAATGAAAAACCTAATACATAAAACAATCGATAAAGCAGTTCGTTGGAACAAACAGTGGCCCAATGCGGTCATATTTTGGTCTGGAGGCAAGGATTCAACTGTCCTTCTGCACTTTCTAAAATTTAAGTGTGGAATTGATGTCCCTGTGGTTCAGTTTCGGCAACCAAAGTTCCGCGAAAGATATGCATATTCAGACAAACTAATCAAGGATTGGCAATTGACGATGTATGAATATCCCGCATTCAAACACACGCTTGCAGATGGGCCTGATGTTCATACGGGAGATGTTCGCTTTGATTTGCTTCACTATTTCCAGTGGGGTAAAAATTCCATTGTTTTGTCTTTGGGAACTGAGCGTCCAAAAGCAAACGAATCTTTCATGTGTGGTGTGGATGATTTCCTAATGCGTCCAACTGGTACATTTAATTTTCCGTGGAATGCAGTTTGGATTGGAACTAAAGGTGGAGACACTGATCTAATGAAGGGGCAACTTTCGTTGTCACAAGATATTCGTCACGTCGATGGAAATCCTGTCTCGCTTTACTTGCTAAAAGATTGGACTGATGAGGATGTATTTGAATACCTTGAGACTAACAATGTCCAGCCAGACCCAACACGATATGTAAAGGGAAAGCATGGATGGATGAATAATCCAGACAAGTCACTCAATGCTGACTTCTATCCTGTCTGTTTGAACTGCGTTGATCGGCATCAAGGCCCACACGTCAATTGCCCAAAGCTAAAAGCAAAGATTACTAACATTTCACATCTAGCACCTTACGAAGACATCGTAATACCAGACTTAGGATTTAAACCAGTAACTTGGAACAACAAAGAAGAATAAAATTATGGGTGGATCACAATCAGCAAACGCAACAGGAGCATCAACACCAGTGGCTAATAGCCAATTCGGTGGACTTCTTGGTAGTGCATCAAATGCAATTGGTCGATCTGGTGACACAGTGCAAAATCTATTTTCTGGCAAGTTAGGAACTGGAGCGCAACCTCGACCTGATTACAATCCCCAAAAGCAACAACAGAACCAAATGGGTGATGCTATAAAAGACGCATTTGGAAAAGTTGGTCAAGCGGCAGCATCCCCGTATGATCGCGCAGCAAAATCGCAGTCTGATTCCGCTTCAGCGTGGTCTGCCATGCAACGTGGAAGTGGTGATGGAAGCGGAAGTCTTGGATTTTCATCGATGGGGGCATATTCAGTACCAGAAACTGGAGAGGAAAAAGTTTCTCAGGGTTGGGCTAATGCAATGCAGTCTCTTGTTACATCTGCTGCTGGGGCTTATGGCAGTGCTGCTGGCGGGGTTGGTGGATTTGGATCACAATCAGAAATGCTAAAACATACTGCCCCCGGAACAACTGGATCATTTAATGCTGGAATGGGATGGGTTCCCCGTGCTACCCGTGTTTAATGGATAATGAATACGATTGCGAAAAGTGCGGTGCTTGTTGTTGCTTCAAATGGTCATGGCCTGTCTTGCGACGAGATCGATCTGACGCAACTGGTATCCCGCAAGAAATGCAAAGGCAAGACTACCCGCTAATGAAAACGACCGATTCCAGATGCGTTGCCTTGGATGGAAAAGTTGGTGAGAAGGTGTGTTGCATGGTATATGCAGACAGGCCGAATTCTTGCAGACAATTCCAACCCGGTTCCGATCTTTGCAAGGAAGCGAGAAAGAAATTGACAATTTGAAATATTTAATGTATTTCACTAACAACCTAACAACTAACATTAAAATTAAGGAGTAATATTATGGGAGGAGGATCAATGCCCAAACCAGCACCACCACCAGACAACACGCCAGTGTTGCTTGAGCAAATGCGTCAAAATCGAGAAGAGTCTTCTCGCGCTCGACGCGAAACAGACCTTTCGCAACGAAACGCAATGATCGAAGCGCAAAATCAGCAAGCCTCCATGCTTGCGCGTGAAGGGTCGCAACGCGCCCAGCAGTCGATTAGTGGTATGAATGCCTTAAAAGCAGCAGAGGATGCCGCTGCACGTCAACGTAGCTTGCTTGCGGCACAGGGTGCAGGAGCGGCAGCAACGGGAACTGGCTACGACATCAATACTGCTCGTCAAGGTGCGCTGTCAAATCTTGGCGCGGCATCTGGCACTCTCCCATCCACGGGCGCAAATGTGATGAACCCTACTATGGTGAACCCAGCTATGACAACTGCGGCGAATCAAGGTGCAGGTGGCAGCAACCAGCGGGTCAATCAATTCGCAGTTCCTTCAGCATCTGGACTAACATTCGGCGGGGTATAACCTTATGGCACTACCCACTGGTGGCTATTCGTACACTCCACAGACCGCAAGTCTTGGGGCGAGTCCTCTTTCTGCGTTGAAACCTCTCGACGTTGGAGTAAGCGTTCAGTTTACTCCAATGCCGAAATACGAGGTTCCGTCCGCGCAGCAGGAGTTAGTCAGCATGGGTGCTGCAAAAGGGTTCCAAGCGTTAGCTGAACCTGTTTTTGGTGCGATTAAAGCGAAAGCAGACGAGAAAAAAGCAGACACAGCACTCATTGCAAAGTATAAACATGAAGAAAAGATTGCTGGAATTCGTGCGGCAAAGACTGAAAAAGAGTTGCTGATGGAAAATTTAAGATATAAAGATCTTGAAAACAGAGTAAATGAAAGAGGTGGAAATAAAGGCGATGAAACCATTAACTATGGTGGTTTTGATGATGAAACTCCTATTGGTGATTCATTGCCAACCGATCCAGAAGCAGACGTTTCAAATCAACCTAGTTTGTTTAATATAAACGATGTAGAAAGTTCTGATTTTCTAGGTCAAATTAACCCAACTCCAGAAAAAATTGCTGCATTGTGGAACACTCCCTTAGCTCAATTGACAGCAAGTGCTGGAACTGCTGGAGCGCAGCAAGAGCAAGCATTGGCATCGATGGGTGCTGGAACACTCACCCCAGCGGGTCAAGCAATATCCACTGATGCTCAACCTCAACCTCAAGCACCAGCACCAGAGGAACCTAGATTTGGTTTAATGGCTAAATTCCGTGGTCTTTATACTCCTGAAGAGGCTAAAAAGATGAGGGCTGAGTTCTCTGGTAAAATGACTGAATTTTCTGGAGATGGAAAGATGGAACCAGTTCCATCTGGAGTAGGATACCAATTCGACAAACCAATGCGCGATGTTGCTCCTGTTCGTGTTGAGAAAGCTATTCCAGTAGCACAGGCATCACAACCAAGAGATATTAGTAAATATGTTCAAGCGTGGGCAGATCCAAGTGTCGCATCATCTGCCGCTGATAAGGTTGCTGAAATCATGGGAAGTGAATATGCTTATCCAGAAATTACGCAGTTTAAAAATAAAAGTGGAGATGTTGGATATAGGGTAAATATTCCCAAAAAATTGACTAGAAAAGAATTGGCAGAATCCAAAACATCAACAGAACCTTCTTTTAAAGATGAAAAAGAATTGCGGCAAGAATATCTTGGACTTACAAAAGATTATAAAATAATTCAGAGTGCTTGGAGATCAATTAGATCGGCTGGAGAAAGAAAAGAAACAGACCCGCCATCTCCAGCATCTGATATGGCGTTAATATTTGGATTTATGAAATTGCTTGATCCAAATTCCACTGTAAGAGAGGGAGAATATGCCACGGCTCAAAACGCAACAGGAATTCCGGGCAGAGTTATGAACGCATATAATAAAGCAATAGATGGTGTTATTTTAAATATCGATCAAAGAAATGATTTCTTAGGGCAATCTAAAAAACAATACGATGCAAGATTAGGTGAATATAAAGAATTAAAAACTACATACACAAAACTTGCCAAACGAAAAGGTTTTGATCCAGAAAATGTTGTACTTGAGTTTAATATTCCAGAAGAAGCTGCTTCCGATAAAGAAAATCTTAATAATCAAGCTACTGCTATAGCAAGGCTATTGCCAACTCTTCCAAAGGGTAGTCCAGAAGAAGCTAAGGCAAGACAAGATTTAATAGTTATACGTGAAAAAATAGTAGAAGCGCAAAAAGCAGGAAAATAAATACTAATGAGTGATTACAATGAATTGCTAAAAACAATTGATGACGCTTTAGCGCAAACAGAAAAAGCGCAAGACCCAAAGAATCCAACTCAAGCGATACTAGATGAAATTGATGCAGCTTTAGGAGAAAAGCCAGAACCACCTGCACCAGTCCCATCTGTTACACCAACCCCTCCTGTTCCAGTTCCGTCTGTAACACCTCAACCCGTTGCTGCCGTTACTCCAGCACCAGTTGCTACTCCGCAACCCTCACCTACTCCACTTCCAGTAAGTCAACCAGAGGCAGGTTTGCCAAAACCAAGCCCATCACGACTTCCAGAACCAACACCACCTAAAGCACCAGAAATTGATTATTCATTAGCCCACAATCAGTTGGTAGCACTAGTTGGAGATACTCCTGTAGAGGAATGGAAAAAAGATGCTTATGATTTTGTAAGAACATTGAGTGGTAAAGAATTATATGAATTTAAGAAACAACGTCCAGATGTTATATTTGGCGATATTGAAGATCAGAAAATATTTGATTATTTAAGGGAAATAACCCCTTATAAAATTCCTAAAAATAAAGAGGATTTTTATAATTTAACCTATTCTTCTGCGGATTTCTTGCTTAGAGAGATTCCCGAAATGGCAGCAGGAATTGCGGGAGACTTTATAGCTGGATCCGCAAAAGCAGTAAAACAAGGTGTTCCGTTTTTGCTTGGTCAAACATCTGATTACGCAAAAGGACTAGAAGCTGAACAATTGCTATCTCCAGAAAAACAGCAAGAAGTTCAAGCGTGGAGAAAACGCGCATGGGAAATTGCTAACACACCACTAAAGGGAGGAGAGCAACCTAACCCAGACTCATACACAGACGCTAAATATCTTGATAAGATAAAAGAGGGTCTTACTAAAGAGCAAATACAAGCACTTGATCAAAAGTATGAGCAGAAAAGAATGGAAGCAAAGCAGGTTCCATTTGAAACACTTGCCACCCTCGCTGACTTACCACCAAGTCTTGGATTAATGGCTACTAAAATGACTCTTGGTGGCTTGCAAACGTGGGACACGATAAGTGAGCAGTTTGGATTGCTTTCCAAAGATCAAGCCTATGAAAGATGGAAGACAAGGGAACTCCTCGATTCGGTCAAAGCTAAAATGGTAAAAGAAGAACCCCGTGCGTGGGCTAGGGCAATGGATATTTATAAGCCAACTTACGCTCCTGCTCTTTCTTACTTCGCTAGTTTATCAACTCCATCTGTGGAGGAGATGATGATCATGGATCCAAAGTTGAGCAAAGAAGAAGCGGAGTCCAAGAGGAAGGCTACCATTGAACAAAATGTGCTTGATGCGATAGAGGAAACAAAAAAAACCATCCCAGAAGCAGACTTGCAATTGCAAGCGGTTGGTGATTTAGCTGTGCCGGGTGGATTTGGAATGGATACATTTGGCTATGCATTTAGTGTCGTTGAGGCAGCAAAAAGACTAACTCCATTGGCTAAGTTAAAATTTAAAAAGATAGGTTATACAGACGATCAAATTAATGAAATTGAGTCCAAAGCACAAAGGGTTTTAAAAGAAAAACAACTCAAAGAACTGGAGTCTAAAAAAACCGCAGGTCTGGTCGAACGTGCAGCAGGAGCGACTGCAAAGGGAATTGACGCAACTGGCAAATATCTTGAAAGAAGTCCAAAATTCCAAACCATAGCAAAATATACCCCTTATGTTACTGGCGTTGGATTGGGTTATGAAATTGATCCACAGAACCCATTGCGAGGAATGGTTGCTGGTGGACTAACTGCTGCTGGTGTAAAAGTTGGATTTAATGCACTAAAAGAAACGCCAAAGGTTATAAAAGAAATAAGTGCCGCAAGACGCATTTCTGCTGGTGGCGAGATGGGGCCATTGGCAACCCTTGGAAGCATAGCAAAACAGCAGGATGAAGTTAAGAATCTTACCGCAAAACTAAAAACACTAGCAGAAGGTACTGACGAGTATGCAGACACTAAAAAGCTACTTGATGATGCAAAAGATAAGGCAAAGGGAATCAAGGAGGGTGGAGGAGAAGTGGTCGATTACGAGGGCATTGGAAAGGTAAGCGACACCACTAAAAAAATCTTGAGATTTGTTAGTGATGACATGGTTTCAAACATAGGTGAATATGCTAGGTTGGGTGTTGAACCAACTTTAATCGGCCTTGCAACAGGAGTGCTTGACTCGTCTAACGAGGAAGAAATGAAAGCAATGATCGCTTCAGGTCTTTTATTTAGCCTTGGTGGACGGGCAGTACAGCAGGGGTTCCATAAATTCCTTGGAGAGGATCCTGTCATTACTGAGCGCAAGTCAAAGCAAGTCAGTATGGATGCCTTGAAAGCGTATCGTGATTCTAGTCCAGAGACTCAAGGTGAAATTGATAGATTAACCGATTGGACTAATGTCTTGCAGCGGCAGGAGAACAAGATTGGTCAAGCGCAGAGTGATTTACAGGGTCTTCAAGCGGAAGGTGCAAGCCCAGATAAAATCAAGAAAGCGGAAAAGGTTTTATCCGCTGAACAAAAGTCATTGTCTTTGTTAAAAACAGCAAACGTCCAGACAAGAAATGAATTTGGGAAGAACTTCCTACAGCAATTGGCTAGAAACAATATGCTGATTAATGGAACTCTAAAAGCTGGACAGAACAATGTTGGGTTCCACATTTTATCTACAAATCAAATCTTTGACCACTTTCGGAACAAACCAGAATACAGGGATGTTTCTGATGAGGATCTGATGATGAGTGCAACACAGCAGGGGTTCTACTCTGGAACAGGTGGTAACGAGTATCGCCCCGGCGTGGAGGTTTCTGATGCAGCAAAAGGTCTTGTTTTCGATACCTCTAAACCATCCATTGTAGTCAATTCGGATGCTCTACAGAATCGCATGATGATCTTTGGAGAGACTCCAACAGAAGCACTCAATCACGAAACAGGTCACCACTTTGCTCGCATTCCAGAGATTCAGAATGCAATGGGGGACGCTCGAAAGGTTCTTTTCACAAACGAAATCAAAGACGCTTCTGGTGCTGTAAAAGAGATATCAAACGGATTGTATTCTGAAAAGCAACTCAATGAGATGTTCGTTAAGGACTACCTTAAAAACAGACCAAAGGATCAGGTTGCAGAGATTGCTAAAAATCTTGGTGTTTGGGACTACAACACAAACTCATTAAATGCCAAGGATGTTGGATCGTATATGCAAGAAGAGATTCTTGCTGAGTTATTTTCTAATACACTATCGAGAAACCTTGGAAAGAACCTAGATTCTAAGCAACTTCATTTGCTCGATGTCGCTCGATTGAAGATGAAAAACAATCTTTTGAAGAATGCCGTGACCAAGGTTCTTGGTCTTGGTGCATCCTCAGATGTTGTTTCAGAGTTGACCAATGCAAAACTACCACCAGAGGCACAATCTGCCGCAAGGAATGCCGTGCGATTAATCCAAAGCATGAATGGTGACTTTTCTACAATGGCATCGATGCCACAAGCAGCACCTATATCCAAAGCGGAAATTAAAAAAAGCAAGGTTGCAGCAGAACGCTACGGAATGGATTCTGGTCTGTTTGCAACAAAGGTTGTTGCACAGGTATTCGATGCTGATGGAAACCCAGTAGGAGCGGCAGTTGATGTTAATGACCCATCTGTCTATGAAGGATCGTGGAGGATTAGCAAAGATGGTGAGGAAAGGTTGAGTGGATATGGTCAAATTCCAGTTCAATTGCGTCAGTTGCAAGTTCCAGAGGGTGGAACATTGTCAATTGCCAAGCAAGTTGCCACGGAGGTTGATGGTGTAACCCCAAGGTTACTAAATCCTAAAGACCTTAAAAAACTCCAACAAGATAGGGCATCGTTGTTCAAACAGGCAATTGATACTCCAGATTACGGCACACCGGGTCGATTTGAAGCGGTTTCTGAAGACTCTCAAACATATCGGGGATCATTTACTCCAATGCAGATTAAGGCTATTCAAGACTTGCCTGAAGGCATTGTTCCTCTAAAGATCAAAAAATACCTATTGGATCTCAATGAAGCTATTGTTAAGAAAGATGGAACACGCTTCTATGTCGATTATGCCGCAGTAATGGACGATAAAGGCAACTACAAGGCATTCTCTCCTAAAATCTATGATGTAGTGCCAATCGGACTTCACTTGTCAAAGGATGGCAACTTCTTGGTGACAACAATTTCCGCTGGTAGAATGATTGAGAAATTAAACCTGTGGAGTGATCGTATGCCAAACAGGTTGAATCCTTGGGGTGGTAGCAAGGAAGCATTTTGGGCTGATTTTTCTAAAAAGTATTTAGACAACTGGACAAAGGGAATTGAAGGAAGTGGTTATGACAAGCAAGGGCAACCTATAGGAACAAATCAATTGGATGCAGATGTTCAAGCAGCAGAAGTTAAGAAGTCTATTCTTAATGACTTTTTGAATTTGTTTACCAATGAAACCCAAGCATTAAATTTGGATAGGACAACTATTCCGAAAAGAAAAGGTGATCCTAAAAACAAGAGTCTTGATCGAACAATTATGTCCATGCGGATTGATCACATGGCAGAATTGTTAGATGCAGACCATCTTCCTAAACTTCCAATTGATTACGAGAAAGCAAAACTCAACTTCATGCCAGAAGATCCGATTGAGGCTACGGAAACGGAGCGATACCCAACCTCCGAGCGCGGAATGTACTCAGGTCTTCAAAAGACCATCGACGAAAAGGTGCAGGGTAAATTTGCGTCACCAGATCAACTCAAGGCAATGTTTGGTGAATATATTTCGTCATATATTGAAGAACAACCAGACGGAAAAGAAAAAACCATTGTAGTTGGAAAATTCCCAGTTGATCTCAAAGGAAAAGCTCAAGATGCTATTGCTAATAAAAATAAAGGCATGGTTGCTTGGCAAAGTTCAAACAAAATTAAAGAAGAAGAACTAAAGTGGTCTGGAGTGCTTGGTGAGATTGATCGTCTTGCAGCGGAGAACCAAGGCAAGGTTCCGAAAGACAAGGTTATGGAGTACCTTCGCAATGAAGGTGCTGTTAAATTTGAAGAGGTGACCCTTGGTGGAAAGGAAGCATTTGATCAGAATAGGTTAAATCAACTTGAGGCTGAATATAGAAACCTCAAAGATCATCCAATTGATGACCCATCATTCGGAGAGGATAAGTACGATGAGTTGATCAAATTAATGAATATCAGGGATCAAAGCACAACTGACACTCTATACAATGAAGCAGAGAGAGTGATGAAGTTGGCTCAACAAGCTCAAAGACGTGGGGACAAAAAGACCGCTGAAAAGTATTTTCGAGAAAACGAGTTTTTAAATACGCGAGCAGAGAAGCTGGATTTACAAGGACAAGGTTTAGCTAATCCTCCAAGATTTGCAGGGCTGCAACTCCCCGGTGGCACAAACTACCGAGAGGTGGTGATGACGATGCCGATTCAATCGAAAGGAGATCCGATAAAATCAAGCAAGAAGCTTGTCGATGGCTCATTCGATGTTATTTTTACTGATGGGGAAGAAGGCAATTATCCTTCACTTGAAGAAGCTCGCGTTGATGGCAACGGAACAGCAGAAATAAAAGGAGTTAGCGAATACCGATCCTCCCACTTCCCAGACACACCCAACTATGTAGCGCATATGCGTTTAAACGAGCGCACAGACGCGCAGGGTAACGAGGGGTTGTTTGTTGAGGAGTTTCAGTCTGACAGGCATCAGGCGGGTAGGGAGAAGGGGTATCGCAAGGACAATAATGAGGCGCAAATGCTGCAAGAGTATTTGGATGCAAAGGGTAAAAAGCGCATTGATCTCGAAAGAGAACTAAAAACTCAATATCCAGAATGGAAACAACAATACTCAAAATTTGAAAACTTTGCTAAAAACAAGCAATCTCTAATACGGGATCAACAATCTGGTCGTATCGCAGACGCACCATTCCGCAAAGACTGGTCTATCCAACTCTTCAAACGCGCATTGCGAGATGCCGTGGATGCAGACAAGAAGTGGATTGGTTGGACTACTGGTGATACGCAAGCTGAACGATATGACTTGAGTAAGCAAGTCGATCAAATTGCGGTTCATCAACGAACCGATATGGTTACGAATGAAAAATCAAGAAGTGTTTTTATTCAACTTCCAATCGGAGATGGTTCATTTACGCTGGGCGTTAATAATAATGGAATTATTGACAATGTAGACGCAAGCAGCAGGGATATGTTTGGAAAAAATCTTGCTGATGTTGTCGGCAAAGAAATGGCTCAAAAAATCATGGATGCCAAAAGTGGCACGATACTCAAAGGTGATGATTTAAAGATCGGTGGTGAAGGAATGAAAGGATTCTACGACCAAATCCTTCCTAAAGAGGTTGGCAAGTATGTAGCTAAGATGGGTGGCAAGGTTGAGAAGTCGAGGATAAAAATAACAGATATGCCTCAATCTGAATATGATAAATATCCAGATGGACATCCATATAAAGAAAAAAACAATCCCCCAATCTGGCGTGTAAACATCACTCCCGAAATGGCAGGTGAAGTGAGAGGTGGTCAGTTGCAGTTCATGCCAGCAGATACTGAAAATATAAAATATTCAAATCCACCTTCTGAAGAGCAAGCTATTGATGCATTAAGTTCAAATAAACGCAACTTTTTTGGAATGCATAGAGACTTAGAGGATGGATATCCAGTTGGATTAAGAATTGATATCCCAGCATTTACATCAAAGGGAGTATATGTTGTAACTGTTCACGAAAAGAAAAAAGGTGCTGAAAGAGGGAGCGTTGGAGATAGAATTGGATATGACACTATCGCAAAAGTAGACAATCCTGTTTTCTTTTCAAATGAAGTTGGTGCAAAAAAAATAAAGTCTGGAGAATCAAATAAATTCCCAGTTGCAACTGTTGAAGGTCAATTCAATTCATCAAGAGAAATTCCAGAGGATATCAACGAATGGACTCCAGTTGGATACAATCCAAAAGATCATTCTTATTTTTATGATAAAACGAATGAAGAACCAGTATTATCTGGAGATGAAGCAATTTCTGTAGGAAATACTGTTTTTGTTAAAAATCCTGTTTATGGAAATAAAGCTAACTTTGCTTTCATGCCAGCAGAGCAACCCACCAAATACGAGCCAATCTCTGCGCGTATACGACCCCTAGAGGGCATATCCGCACCAACCAAGGTGGTTGGAGCGAAGGCACTCTCGCTGGGCGAAATTGAGCCTCCTGTGCGGGGCAAGGCTATGCTGCCAGATATGGAGTTGAAACCTGATAGCTCAGAAAAAAGCATACAATCTTCTGACAAAACTGGCTTGCAGTTCATGCCAGCGGAGGGGGAACGTCCAACTAAAAATATGCCTCAATCTGCATTAAATGTTTTATATGCAGACTCAAAAGACCTTCCTAAACCAGACAAGAAAATAACTAATGCAAAAGTTGCTTTAGCATTAGCAGACATAGCAGAACGCACATTTGGTGGTAAAATAACTAGCAGCACAATAACACCAGAAATCATTGAAGACTTTGCATTGAATGGTGCTAATGAAGCTGAAGCGGCATTGAAAGCATCTGGTAAAAATGCAGCAAACTGGTATTCAACTGCAATCAAAGCGGCATTAGCTGTCGCTGGTACAATACATAAGGCTTTATCTGATATTAAAGTTGCAAAACAAAATCAATTCTTTGCAAAAGAATATGACCCAGTTAGAGCAGCGCAATTTGCATTGCGTTTACCTTTAGCAATTACATCTCAAAATGTAAATGTTCCATTAAATGCAGAATATGCCGAACTTCAGTTCAATCACTTCCAAAAAACTGGCAAGTTTGATATCAAACAAAAACACGGATCAAAAGCACCAGCAATAGCCAGTAACCTAAATCTAGCTAATGTTATGATTGATAAGCTAGGTAGCATTCTAGCTTTAGAAGATTTTGTTAAAAAAGAATTTACAGTTAGGGATTTAGAAATAGCTGCATCAGAGATTACTGGTAAAAAAATGACTATATCAGGTCTAAAAGACGATATGGTAAATGGAGCAGCAATCTTTGGGCCTAAGATTGGACAAGGGTTCTTACAGAATTTGATGGGTAAATTCGATCCCGTAACAATTGATCTGTGGATGAGGAGAACATGGGGAAGATGGACTGGTGATGTTGTTGGAGATGGTGTAACTGGTCAACGTCTAGCTAGAATCATAGAAGAATATAAGAATTCAAAACGAGTTTTGCCTGATTTCTTAAAGGGTATTAAAACTGAAATGCGTAGTTTGGGTACTAAATCAAACGGGAGTCCAACTAAACCTGAACTTACAATATCTGAAGATATTGAATCTAAAATTGAAAGCGATTCTGATTTCAGAAAAGGAATTGAGCAGTTTTCAAAAGAAGCTAACGCTGAATTCCAAATTTATTATAAGTTAATGGGTGAACCAATGACTAAAAAGTCCATTGATAATCTGGTTGGATCGATACAAAAAGCGAATGAGGCACAAGACGCTGATGAATCTAAAAACATACTTTCAACTGCATATAATAAATTAATATCAGATCAGTCTAAAATAAAATCTCAACTGGATAGTGAGTGGAATCAGTTAACACCTGTTCAAAAGAAAGAACTAAATAAACAAGATCCAACTAAAGCTATTTCAAAAGAAAAGTGGAAAGCAGATCAACATATCTTAGCAAAACGGACGGAAAAATTAGAGAACGAGCAGAAAAATATAATCAAACCAAAGTGGGCTAATGCCGCTAAATCGATTATTGCTGACTTGAATCCAATTGACATACCTAGCGACATAGATAGAAAAGTAATCACAATAGTAGTAAATAAAATAAGACAACACCTTGAAGAACGTGGATATGATGTTACCAATGCAGACGTACAAGCGATTTTATGGTATCCAGAAAAGGATCTGTGGGCTAAACTAAGAGGTGAAGAAGAATCAAATTTAAAACAATCATATGACGATGAATTCCTCAAAATTGCAGAAGAACGTGGAGTTGGAAACGAAGCCAGAAGAGTTGCAAAAGAAATCAGAGGCTATTGAGCCGCATGAAATCACGGCAAACATGGATTCAGATCAAATATCAAGATTTGCGGATCTTTTAATTGAACTAATGAAACGAAAATAACCTATGCCACTACGAAAATGTACCTCACAGAATTGCTTTGAACGCAATTTGAAAACTGAAATGAAACACGGCAAGCCGCAGAAGCAAGCACTCGCTATTGCCTATGCCGTACAAAAGAAAGCTAAGTCTAAAAAATAGCCTTTCACCTATAAATAAATATGAAAAACACAAAACCCGTCAAAGGGATTGGACGCAACCAGTGCGGTGTCGAAGAACACGATGACCCGTGGATTCGTCGCTTGTCAATTGTAGTCGATCAGGCCTGTAATTTCTTTTGGACACGAACTCCAGAGAGACGAAAAATTCAGCGCGAGTTTCTCGCCAAATTACATGGCTACTAAACGCAACAACCACCCTGCATTCCCAGTGCCTCATTTCGGTGGAGACGCAAAGACTGGATCCGTCAAGCCAAACTCTGGCATGGGCATGAGGGACTACTTCGCAGCGGCATCACTACGGGGCTACAGGGCATCAGAAGAATTTAGTGGCGAGTTGCCTGAGATAGTGGCAGAGTTGTCCTTCGTGGACGCAGACGCAATGCTCATCGAGCGAGAGAAACAATCATTCAACCAATAAATATATGTCAGATACAAACACACCAAAACAAGCAGGAGAGGAAGAGACGCAACAAGCGATTGATGCAGTCCTATCACAAATCGACCTAACCAAAATCACCCAGCATGACGTTTACCATGACGTGATGCGGACGCTCCAAGAGACGAGTTTCAAGTTCGTCCTAGCAGCAAAATTGATGGAGCATATTTTCGTGCGTGACGGAGTTTTCAAAACCAAGGAGCAAGATGAGTCACGGAAAGATTGACAACAATGAGTGGCATCGAAACGGCAAGGGAGATAAGCCAAGAACCAAGACTTGGGAACGAAAGTATCAAGAAAACTACGACGATATCGACTGGGATTCCTACAAGCGAGTTGCCAAGGAAAGAGACAAAAATGAAGATGACAATTCCTGATTCTGTGCGGCAGTTTTTGTCCGAGATTGGACGCAAGGGTGGATGCGTTTCTACCGATAAAAAAGTTGAGGCAGCACGGGCTAATGGCGCGAAAGGTGGCAGACCTCGAAAGATGGAAATCTGCGCGGCAACCTAGTTAGCTGCTAGTATGTCACTTGGTTCTTATCCACACAGCTTGATTCTATCGGCATCTGCGGGTGTCAACAGAATTAAGTAACTATTTTTATCTTAGGTGAAAAATAAATGAAAATAATTATTGCATAACCCAAGCAGGTTGGATATTGTCATCTCCATCGAAGGCGCAACGCCGACGAACAAAAAAACAAAAACAAAATAAAAAAATGACAACAGCAACACAACTCAAAGCAGGAACAGAAACAGGTTCATTGATGAATCACATTATTAGCGGATGCCGGATGTCGGCTCCAGAAACAGGAATGGGTGCAACAATCCTTGGATGGACTGATCGCCGCGCCTGCACAATTACCGAAGTGAGCAAGAGCGGCAAGCGTGTCGGAATTGTTGAAGACATTGCAACCCGTGTTGACGAAAACGGAATGAGCGACTCCCAAGAATACTCTTTCGAGCGTGGAACTGGATCGCCGACATTTTTCACCCTTCGCAAAAATGGCGCATGGGTTCGACAAGGCGAATCAATTCGCGGCCAGCGTCTCGCAATCGGCAATCGTGATCACTACTACGATTATTCTTTTTAATTTTTAATTGGCGAGGGTTCTATCCCCTCGCCCCACAACCCAACCAAACCAAATGAAATTCAAATCATCCACGCATTATAAAAACGCTTCGCACACGAAATTGGTGGAGGCACTACAGGCAGTCATTGACGCATATGGTCACAAGGATTCGTTGCTCATCGACCAGTGCAAAGACGCTTTAAAATCCGCTGGAATCTTTCCAAAAAAACATTGTTGACAATCCCAACCCGCTTTGATTATTCTACAACCCTAATGAACATCACCGACCTCATCAACCACCTCGCAGAAAAAGCCGCAAACGGAAACTGGATCCCCGCTTGCGGTGGAACCGAGCAACCCTTCACATCACGCAGCGGACGCAGACTCCTCTACTGCTGGCAGCAATCCACGGGCAAACACGCCTACCTCGATTGCGGCAGTGATCTCATCCTGTCTGATGAGGAAGCACGGAACGCACTTGCTCTTTTCTAATATGAGCTTCATCGAAACATTCACGTCAACTCCACTGCTTGTGACGCTCCAGCATATGCTGGATGCGTTCACGGCAATCGCTCCAGCAATCGCAATCCTTGGAATAACCTTCATCCTAACCAAAAACCAATGACCACACAAATCGCAGTTTCATACTTCATCCTGTCCTTCGCATCCTGCTTCGCTTGCTACAGACTTGGACAGGAAAACATCCTGTATCGCTTCAAACAGTATTGCGACAAGCGCAAGAAACATGAACGCACTTGCGAACAATGGGAAGATTTCACTCGTCAGTAAACAACAAACAAACCAGTAAATAAACAAATGAAAAACATAGCATCAGCACTAGTCAAGGCGCAGAAGGCATTCGGCCCAGCACTCAAAACATCAACCAATCCTCACTTCCGCTCGCGATACGCAGATCTGTCTGCTTGCGTCGAAGCTGTCATCACGGGGCTTAACGATAACGGAATCGCATTGATCCAGCAGACACACGATAGCGAGTCTGGGGTGTGCGTAGAAACCCTTTTCATGCATGAGAGTGGCGAATCACTCTCAGCGGGTAAACTGCACGTTCCTGCTACCAAGCAAGACGCACAAGGCTACGGGTCTGCATTGACCTATGCCCGTAGGTACTCGCTTATGGCAGCTTGTGGAATCGCTCCAGAGGATGACGATGGCAATGCGGCATCTCGTCCAAGCGTTCCGCAAGCTAGGACAACAGTCACAAAAGTCCTATCACCTGCAACCCCCAAAGAGGATCCTAGTTGGTATAAAAAGATCGAATCAATAATTGGTGATAAAGCCGAATCAGCTACGAAATATTTAATCTCAAAAGGTGAGATTAAAGATGGTCATTGGTGGCATGACTTGAATGCTGGAAAGTATCGTGACAACCTCATTGTCTCTCCAGAGAAGTTTCTCGCAGCAGTAGCCAAATGGGAGGCATCCAAATGATCCGTCATTCACTACTTCCAAAGCTGGCTGAGTGTCCATGTTTCGAGTCAGCAGGGGGTAACTCCCCTGCTGCATCTCGCGGGACTCACATGGATCTCGCATTCCGTGAGATGTTCATGGGAAACAATAAACCTCTCTTGAACCTGAATCCCAAGGATGCTGATGCGGTCATGTGGGCAGTCGAGATGACCAAGACAATCGCTGGTGACTATGAGGTAATCACAGACGAAGATAGCTTAAAAGTTAAAACGCCGGGGATCGATCACGTTGGAACCGAGGATTGCCGAATCCCTGCCATACATACTAGCCTAGACCTAAAGTCAGGAATCCTACGTTCGTATCTTGAGCAGCAGTGTGCCTATGCCTACGGCAACATGGCAGCAAGCTACGATTTCGAGACTGGCGAATACGCCATCCGCGAATGGACTTGCCACTTGCTATTCTGCGACCAAGAACGGGTGGTCACGCACTCTTGGACAATTGAGGAGGCCAAGCAGGTTGTCGAGGGAGTGATCGCAGCATACAACGACCCAGACAAAACCCCAACCGCTTGCGATTATTGTAAGTGGTGTAAAAATTCCACCACTTGCGAACAAATTACTAGTCCAGTTGCCACCACCCTAGAGGTTGTTCAAAGCGACCTACAGACCAACCTCGCGCAAATGCAGGAGCATCTCGCAGGTGATATTGAGCGACTCTCCACGTTTGTAAAACAGAGCAGTATTTTCAACGCATACCTAGTCGATTGGGCAAAGGATTTGTTGAAGGAAAAGCTACAGGCAGGGGAGAAAGTCTATGGTTGGAAACTGCAACGCCAGAAAGGACGTGAGACATACCCTGCGGAGGTTATCGAACATATCGGAAACTGCACCGAAATGTCATTATCCGACAGCATTAAGCTATTCGGAGGTAGCATCTCTGCTACAAAACTTCAGAAATACTGCGATTCGGTAGGATACGATCTCACTCAAATCCAACCTGACGTTGCAGAGGAAATTGTGAAGCTAGTTGAGGACAAACCAAAGAAAGCAAAACTATGAACGATCTGAACTTTGATAAGCTAACAAGCAATGGATGGAAGCAATTCAAGGATCACCTTGGACAATCGGATATCTCGTTTTACAAAACCTTCGCAGGGCATGAAGAGTGCCGTTGCA